GTCAAGTCACCTATGGGAATGTTTGAAGCCTATGCGGTGGAAAATGACCTTGCCTATATTGATGACAAAATCTGCAACTATTATGAAATCGGCGCTTTCAAGTCTGATGAAGAAATGGCAGCACGGGATCAGGAAGTGGCCGGGGACGTTCAGAAGCCTGACAGCAAGGGCAGACGGGCAAGGGGAACCGCTGGCACGTCTGGAAGCACAGGAACCACCAGAAAGACACGGGCGCAGGTGGAAGCTGAAAACAATGAAAAGATCGGTCAGTATATGGAACAGGTTGACAAGGCCGTTACAGAAGCGTGTGGAGATCGTGAAGAAATCCCGTTTGAGGAAGCCGCCGCTGCTGCTGATAAAGTGCCGAAGCCGGATCTGGAAAAGCCGCCCCGCCGCACACGCCGGGAACGTCAGGAACAGACCGCAGAACCCGCAGGAAATCCTTCTGATAAGTTTATGGACATTCCTGACGGACAGGACGAAGAAGCGCTTCCCATGAACCCGCCTGAACAGTCTGAACAGAATACCAGACAGCGCCGGTCAAGGGAGATTCAGCCCACAGGAGAAGCACCTACAGAAACACCGCCGCAGGAACCCGCAGCCGGTGAAGCAGCTGGCCGGAGCCGCCGCACAAGACGCACAAGGTAACAATCAACATAAAAATAAATTTTACAGCGCAAAAGCGCAGAAAGGATGTTATAATGGCAGTAGATTTTTCCGCATTGGACAGAGAAGTTGATCAGGAGCAGTTGAGAAAAGACGTAGAGGAAGCAAAGAACAACAGCGGGGATATTCCCAAAGGAACCTATATTGTGGGGATCGACAAGATGGAGATCCGGGCCACGAAGGACGGACGGCCTATGTTCTTCATTCAGTGCCGTGTCAAAGAAGGGGAATACAAGAATAAGTGTGTATTTATGAACCGGGTTATTTACGGGACAAAGAATGACGGCAGCATGATCCAGTCTGTTATTACCCTGCTTGACAAGCTGGAAACGGAAACCATCCCGGAGTTCAACGGGTATCAGGATTTTGTGGATGTGGTGGCTGACATTTACGAAGAAATTCAGGGCAAGGTTGAATGTGAAATTGACTATGACAAGGACGCTTTCAACAGTGTCAGCATAAAGGAAGTATTTGACGTATAAATTTTTTTACCCTAAAAGTTAAGACTATTTAACTTCAAATAAAATCAGAGGGCCGCTGTTAAAAGATTCTTAACAGCGGCCTGATGGACAAAGAAAGGGTGATCAAGGTTTTATTTTATGACTTTGAAGTTTTCAAATATGACTGGCTGGTTGTGGTGATTGACAGTGACACGCACAAGGAACACGTCATAATAAATGACCGTGACCAGTTAGAACGGCTATATGAAGCAAATAAATACAACATATGGGTGGGGTACAATTCCCGCCACTATGATCAATATATCCTGAAAGGGATCCTTTGTGGTTTTGATCCAAAAGAAATAAATGATTTTATCATTGTTCAGCACATGGACGGCTGGCAGTTTTCTGACCAGCTGCGGAAGATCCCCTTGAATAACTATGACGTGATGCCGAACCCGCCCGTAGGTTTGAAAACGCTGGAAGGATTTTTAGGATCTGACATAAGGGAAACAGAAGTTCCTTTTGATATAAACCGGAAGCTGACACGGAAAGAAATTGAACAGACTGTGTTCTATTGCCGCCATGACGTAGAGGAAACCATAAAAGTGTTCATTGAAAAGATAGATGATTTTCATGCTATGTATGGGATCGTCAAGGCTTTCCCGGACATGGTGAACTTGTCAAATATAGGCGATACGGAAGCCCGGATCACTTCTAAAGTGCTGGGGTGTGTCAGAAAGAATTTCAGGGATGAATTTGATTACTTCTTTCTGCCCTGCATACAGCTGAAAAAATATAAAGCAGTTCAGGACTGGTTTGAAGAAAAGAAACGGGAAGCCCTGTCAAACAATATTCAGGGGAAAAACGATGCCGCAAAAAAGGCATGGTATAAAGCGCAATCTTTTGAAATGATTGTAGCAGGTGTTCCGCATGTTTTTGGTTTTGGTGGGCTGCATGGTGCGCCTGATAAGCCTATACACAAGAAGGGCCTATTGCTTCATGTTGATGTAGGCAGCTACTACCCTTCTTTACTGCTGGCGTGGGAACTTGTCACCAGAGCAGCCACAAATGACAATTACAGACGTGTATATGACACCAGAATGAGCCTGAAAGCCGCTGGTAAGAAGAAAGAACAGGCCCCGTATAAAAAACTGTTAAATGCCCTATCTGGAGCCATGAAGGACATCACTAACCCGGCATATGATCCACGGAACAATAACTGTATGTGTATCAATGGACAGCTGATGCTGCTTGACCTGATTGAACACCTTGAATCAGTTCCGGGCCTTGAACTGATTCAGAGTAATACAGACGGCTTGATTATATGGATCCCTGATACTGACGAAGCCTTCAACATGGTGGATGATATTTGTTATGACTGGGAGTGCAGATGCAGCACTGAAAAATGCAATATCAGTCTGGGGCTGGATGTCGTTTCAGAGATATTCCAGAAAGACGTAAATAACTACTTATGGATTGACGCAAAGGACAAAGTGGAGCGCAAAGGGGCCTATGTGAAGGAACTATCCCGGATAGACAACGATCTGCCTATTCTGAACACCGCACTGGTGGAGTATATGACACACGGGACACCGATTGAAAAGACCATCAATGACTGTACTGACCTGATCCAGTTCCAGAAAATTGTGAAGCTGTCAGACAGCTATAAATGGGTGGAGCATGAACACGGGAACCCTGAACTGGTGCAGAAGGGTGTGCGGGTGGTCAAGACCTATTATAACTATACCCATACAAAACGGTACACTTACAAGTCATACCGTGTCTTTGCTTCCAAAGATATGACAGACGGGCGGATCCTGCGGTGCGGCGGGAAGCGTGGACGGCCTGAAAAGTTTGGAAACACGCCGGATCACTGTTATATCTTCAATGAAAGCGTGGAAGGGGTTCAGACACCAGAAAAACTGGATCGTCAATGGTATATAGATTTTGCCCGGAAGCGCCTGAAAGATTATGGGGTGAGCGCATGAGGGAGTATAGAAAAGCAGATGCCCGGAATCCGCACATGGGGCTGAATAACCGTATATGTCGGAATCCTGAATACTGGTGCAAGCTGCATCAGGTATGGCTTTCTGAAAATGACGTAGCAAAGAAACAATGTAAACATAAGCCCACTTTTGACATGATAGGCACAGTCAGGTGCGGCAATTTAGTGAAAAGATCGGACTGGGAGAAAGGACGGGTGAAAAAGAATGAACACTATAAAAATAAAAACCGGAAACGGCAGCATGACAATAAACATTGACAACTTCTTTCCTTGCAGTCAGGCCCGGTTCAATAAGCTGTTCAAAATCGTTCGTCAATTTTCGTGGCTGAATGATGTTCAGGCAATCGCTGAACAGCTGAACCAACACTTTACGGAACAGATTCAGGACAATGAGATCACAAAGGCGGGATATGCAAAAAGGCATTTCAGGCAAATGCAGGCACACGCTGACTACAGGGACATGGTGGAATCAGGAAAGCATCCCAACGGGATCCCGCTGACAAAAGAGGAATTAAAAGACTTCAAGAAAAGGATGGTCGATGCTGGGCGCTGGGCGAAACAGTACCTTTGTGAGACAAAAAAAATAGATCGTGAAATATCGGCATTAAAGAAGAATCTGGAAATGCTGGGAAGTTTGGAGATGTAACACATGGCTGATCTGTATAAGGGATATATAAAAACCAAAAATAAACAGGCTGCGGAGAGGTTCAAAGACAGGACTGACTTCAAGACGCTGGATGAAGTCAACCCCCTTCCTGAATATGCTGGTATTCTTGAAAAAGATACCATGTTTATTGACATTGACGATCCCGATCAGTCTGAAATACTAATGGACATTGTGGAAGCGCTACAGCTGGATTGCCGGGTGATCTGTACCAGCAGGGGAAAGCATTTCATTTTCAAGAACACGCAGCTGCACCAGTGCAAGACAAAGGCAACGCTGGCCTGTGGCCTGACTGCTGATATAAAGGTGGGTTATGTGAACGCCTATGAAGTGCTGAAAGTAGACGGCGAAGAACGTTTCTGTGAATGGGATATTGAACCGGGCGCACATTATCAGGAAGTTCCGAAGTGGCTTTTACCTGTAGGAAAGAAAAAGCTGGACTTCATTGACATGGAAGCCGGGGATGGCCGGAATCAGGAATTGTTCAACTATATCCTGACGTTGCAAAGTAATGATTTCAGCGTGGAAGAATCACGGGAAACGATCCGCATTATTAACAGTTATGTCCTGAAGGATCCCTTGTCAGATCAGGAAATAGAAACCATTTTACGGGATGACGCTTTCAGGAAGCCGGTATTCTTCAACGGTTCCCGCTTCCTGTTTGACCGTTTCGCCGCTTATATGAAGAATACGCAGCACGTTGTCATTATCAACGGGAATCTGCATATATACCGGGATGGCGTGTACCTGAACGGCTACAGGCACATTGAAGCGGAAATGATCCGCACTATCCCGGATCTGTCTGACGCAAAGCGCAAGGAAGTGTTGAAATATATGCAGCTGATATGTGAAAAGGTGGAACCTGCGGATGCCCGTTATATAGCGTTCAGGAATGGTATATATGACGTAGTAACGGACACCATACAGGACTTTTCCCCTTCCATTGTTATCACCAACAAAATACCGTGGGACTATAACCCGCAGGCGTTCAATGAACTGACTGAACAAACACTGAACAAATTAGCGTGTGACGATCCAACAATCCGAGCGCTGCTTGAAGAATGTATTGGTTACTGTTTTTACAGGCGTTCGGAACTGGGAAAAGCGTTCATTCTGACCGGGGAAAAGAACAACGGAAAAAGTACCTTCCTTGATCTGGTCAAGGCCGTTATGGGTGAGGATAACATATCAGCCCTTGACCTGAAAGAACTGGGGGACAGGTTCACCACTTCAATGATGTTCGGAAAGCTGGCAAATATTGGTGACGATATAGGGGATGACTTCATGCAGGGTACACAGGTAGCCATGTTCAAAAAGATTGTGACCGGGAACCGGATCAAGGCAGAAAGAAAAGGTCAGGATCCGTTTGAATTTAACCCATATATAAAGCTGCTGTTCTCTGCTAATGACATACCACGAATGAAGGATAAGACCGGGGCCGTTTTGCGGCGGCTGGTCATCATTCCTTTTAACGCACAGTTTTCAAAAGAAGATCCTGACTATGATCCGTTTATCAAATATAAACTGATTGAACCGGGTTCCATAGAATACCTGATCAAGCTGGGGATCATGGGCTTGCGCCGTGTTCTGGAAAATCAGGACTTCACCAGATCAGACCGTGTTGATCGGCAGCTGGAAGAATATGAAGAAGAAAATAACCCCATTGTGGCTTTCCTTCACGATCTGGAACATGGGGAAAATGACATAATCAATGAAACAACGGCTGATGTATACGCCAAATATAAAATATTCTGTAACGCTGCTAATATGCAGCCCATGTCAAAGGTTGTTTTTTCAAAGCAGATAAATAAACGGTTATTGACAGAAGCAGTTGTTAAAAAAATAAACGGTAGGCCGGAAAGAGTTTTTGTAAAAGTGAAAGGAATTATGAAAGAATGAAAACCTGTATATGTGATAAATGCAGCACGGAAATTGAAATGAATGTTCAAGAAGAAGTTATTGATCAGGATAAGGACGGGAAGGACATCACGGAACAGTTCTTTGTCTGCCCGGAGTGCGGCCAGCGCTACACTATATTCATTTCTGATCAGTTCATGCAGCAGAAAATAGCAGCCAGAAAGCGCCTGAAACGGATGCCAAAGAATTACAATCCGGCACTGGATGCGGCACTGGTGAAAGAAATGCAGAAGCATTTTAAGAAGCTGAAAAGAAAATACGGGAGGGAGTGACACGGATGAAAAAG